GTTCCAATCCAATATTCACAATTTCTTTAGCTTCCATGTCTTATCCTCCTAAATGCGTATTCTCCAATCCCTAATTTTCGTATTTGCGAGTTTTATAGGTAAAAAAATTTACCCTACTTCTTTTTGAAGCACTTTCAGTAACGGATGCCACGGTCTTGTGCCACGGATGCGTCCGATAATTTTCTTCAAATCGTACTGGGACTTCTCGATCTTGGCATACCCCTTGTACTTGCCTGCATTCCGCTCATTTACCTGTCTGTCGTGAAATCCGTCCGTAATCATAAATCTGTCCGGGCGTTCCTCATTCTCATTGAATGCCACGTAATGCTTGTTGCCGTGAGCATAATACCCAACAATAACCATATTGCCTACCTCCCTTCGTATCTATCGTGAATTGCTATCGGGTAGCTGATCCCTGTAATATCCTTAAATCTGCTGTCTGATGTATAGAGGAAATTGCCGCCCATCATGTACCAATGCTTTCTGCAGTATGCAGGCTTGCAGTTAACATACTCCCGCCCCATAATCTCACGCTTTTCGATATACACACACTGTCTGATGTCGTCCGGCTCAAAAGGACCTTTCTGTGTGTCCAGGATATACAACTCTCTTGCGTAAGAAGATATGCCGTTATTCGTGCAATCTCTCAAACTGCTACGATACACCTCTGCGGTCAGACAGCTCTCAATCTCATAGTTGCTCTTCATCCAGTCAAGCACTTCATCCGGATATTTGCATCCGCTCCATAACTCGCCCATAAATACCAGCTCATTATCAAACTCCTGCACCATGTATGTATCATCGTCCAGCTTTACTGCCTGCAACTGAATGTACTCCTTCGTTCTTTCGTCGCACGCAACTCTCTTTACGCATCCGTCAACCTTTCCATATCCTCTGATCTTGTGCGTTTCGATATAGCGATCCAGTTTCTTTTCTGCAAACCCTGCAGGAATGTCCTCTTCATTTACTGCTACATCTCCGCTTTCCAAAACAGCGTACTTATTTGAGATTTCGCACCATGTTCCTTCCAGGTGTAACACAAATCCTTCTTTCTCAATTCTCATGTTCTTCTGCCTCCTTTGCTGCTCTCACTTCTGCGATTCTCACATAGTCCGGGATGTGATAACCATTTATGATATTCACCGCCTGCAACTCTGTCAGATTACACCGGACCTGCAGTTCTTCCCGCAACTTTCTTCTTTCTCCAATGTCTTGCAGTCCGTTTGGCGGCAGGAGCAACACTCTGTCTCTGTATTCATTTGCTATGGCTCTTGTCAGAACTTCCACTAACTCACCCTTTCCACGTAGTCCACGCATCCGGGATCAACCTGTTCTTCCTTGCAGAACTCCGACCAGCACTCCTGCAGTTCTTCGAGATTCTGAACGTCAAACTGCGTCTCGTCTCCACCGTTGAAACCAATGTTGTAGGTTCCTCCTCCGGATGTGACTACTCCTTTGCTTGCCTCTTCCAGTGTCATACTGTGTCACCCGCCTTTCTTAATGCACACTTGGTACATACCGCACCGTCAAGGTGTGATGCCTTAATAACTCCTGCATCCTCCGGTCTCTGCCAGCAGAGCGTCCCGCATTCCGGGCAATGTACCTTTTTCCAACCAGGCTTTCCCTCCGGTCTGTTCATTACCAGTGGCATACACAACCAGCCGCCTCGGTCTGTAGCCTTTCTCGGTTCTAACTTCATGTTCACTCTGCCGCCTCCATTTCTTCCAGCTCTCTGATAACTCTCTCTACCGCATATTTTCCGTTATTGTTGAGCTGTCTCTGCCATGCACCTACCGACGGCGCCCATCTGAACCCATTGCTTTTTAAAATATCTCTTACCTCCGGTTCCGGCTTTCCTTCAAAGAACAGCTGGATTCTCATAGCCTCCACGTTCTCCTTGACCTTAAAAAACTTATTCTCGCTCTCCTGCGTTCCCTGGGACTTTGTTTTCTGCAGGCTCTTAATTCTCCCTTCCAATCTTCGGATATTGGCATTGTTATTCGCCAGCATATAGTCCGGAAAACCGATTCTTCCGCAGAAGTCCGGTTCTCTCAGCTGGGCGATCTGCTCGTCCGTATATCCCATGTCGTGCAGCATTGCATCGCCCTTTTCTTTGTCCTTCATGCGGATTGCTTTGTTGGCCTGCTTCATTCTCTCCTGGTCCTCTCTCAATCCGTCAACCTTATCCTGCAGCTTCTCGATTGCGTTCTCGTCGTCAGACTTGATAACGTCCTTGCCGTAGAAGATGCTCTCAATCTTGCGCAGAATTCCTTCCACCTGCTTGTAGTCCTCATGGTTCTTATCCCATGCCGCTACCTGCTTTTCCTTCTTTTTGACCGGGAAGTTTCCTGCTCCGGAAATCATTACCGACGGACACATCATGCCGATCTGAATATCCTTGTTGATGTTCTGAGCCAGTCGTCTCGAATATCTCTCGCAGAGCTTCGACACTCTTTCCTCTTCGGTTGGTCTTGCCTCGATTACCTTCTCTGCCAGCTCGTATGCCTTATCGACCTGCGCCTTGTAACCAGCAGTCTTGCTCCCGGTCTTATACTCGCTGAATGACATCATATCGTTTGCCGTCTTTGCTCCGGTCTCATTGATGCTGAAATACACTCTTTCCATTACGCCACCTCCAAATATTCGCCGATTTTCTCAACATTCAGTTTCACTACCGGGTATGTGCAGTAACCGCTTCTTACTGTTCTGCCAGTATCTTCGCCCAGGCCATTACTCTCAACAAATCCAACCGCCCACTCTGTCTTAACCTCTAATAATGCCATATTACTTCGTCTCCTTTCCTGTGATGATATCGAATGCCTCTTTGAGGATTGCCAGTTTTCTTTCTGCCTCGGTTGCTCTCTTGAGTAATTCCTCAATTTCTCCCGCAGCCTTATTTCTCATCAATCCCATCTGAGCATTCATGCTATTAAGAGCCAGTCCATCATCTGAAATCTGCTTTTTAAGTTCATTAATCTTGGTGCAATACTGAGCATCCATTCTGTCGTAGTCATTCTTCTCTTTTGCAAGCTCTGCCTCGAGTTCCTCGATTCTTCTCGCACGGAGTCTCATCAGTCTCTGAATGCCACCTTGCTTTTTCCATGTCTTGCAGAACTCGTCTTTGTCGATGTCGCATCCCATGTACTCTGCTTCAATTTCTCTGTATTCTGCCTCAGTCGGCTCAAACCCTGTTCTCTCGATAAACTCTGATTTCATCATATCCGTTACCCTCCTACGCCATCTCTAAAATTCTCTCTACATCCGATCTTTTCTGACGTATCATCAACATTGCTGTCACTTTGTCAATCTGACCGGAAGTGAGGCTTACGATGAAATCTGCCACCTGGTTGTGCATCTTGTACACTTCCTGGTACAATCTGTCTGCCTCAGCCTCGTAGCTGTCTGACTTTTCCATATCCAGGTGTTCTTCCTGCATCCAGTATTCCGACTGGTTCTCCGCCTCTTCCATTTCTGCCTCTAAGTTTCTCAGCTTCTTTAATACGTCCTTCATACAAATACACTCCTCTCATACGTGTGTTATATTTCGCGTGAAACACTCATTTGCGAGTTGTTCAAGCAAAAAAAATTAAGCGAACAGTTTTCTCAGCTCGTTTGCTTTGTCTGCGTAGCCATTGCTTTCAAGCACCCAAAGGTCAAATCTAACTGCTTCATCTGTGCTTTCCATTCCGCAGTCATTCAAGCTGTATAATTCGTCTACAATTTCGCTTACCATCCAAGTATTTCCTGCAGCCACCATAGCTGTTGCAATGCTCTGAACTTTTTGCTGGCAGAAATTCCACTCTTTTGAAAAAAGCTCACATTCTTCTCTTTCTTCTATTGCTTTCAGATAATCTTCTCTAATATACATAACCGCTACCTCCGTGTGTTTTATTTGTTGTTTGATTATGTATATATTATACTTCGCATTTGCGTATTTGTCAATAGATTTACTTCTAATATGCGTATTTTTATTAAAATTTTTTCAGAACAATCTCGTATCCGAGAGCCGATACTGTCTTGGCAAAACTGTCGTATCTCATACTCTTTGCATTGCGGTTGAGCAGCTGGCTTACATTCTGCCTTGATGTTCCCATCCGGTCCGCTAAATCCTGCTGTGTCATTTTCTCCTCTTCCAGGATGCAACGGATTGTTTCCTCTGCCGTTGTTCCCTTGATTTCTTTCCCGCTCATTCTCTCTTCCTGGCCTCCTTCTTTCTATTTCTTGCCGCTATTCTTACCTTTGCTACCGTTATCCCTGCTTTCGTGAACTCCGGATTCTCAAATCTCAATCCACTTTTGTTCAATTCCAGGTTCTCCTCATTGTCTGTCAGAAACAGATTCTTAATGTTGCAGTTGTCCTTGTCTCCGTCAAGAAACGATACCATCTTGCCTGCTGGAATAGGTCCGTTGTGTTCTTCCCATACGGCTCTGTGAACAAATTCAAATCTCTCCCGTTGGGTTCCTTTCTCCTTCACCTTCCGGATTAGATAACCGTCTGTCGTGTGGGTGTACTCGCCTACCTCCATGTGGTTCTTCGGAACCTGTCCCTTTTTAAACATTGTCGCCTTGCACTTTTCGTACTGCTCACGTGACATAGGCTTTCCTTTATTCGGTGGTTCCTGTCCTGGTCGAAACCTGCAGTCAACTCCGCTTACAATATCGTGGTTCTTCTTATATGCCCTGCACTGACTGGCGGAGAACTCTATTCCGAAATGAAGAGATACCATTTCTGCTATCTCTTCCGTCTTTCTTCCTGGTGCGATGCTTCGCACATATTCTTCCATCCCTTCCGGATATTTGAAAGAACTCCCTTTCTTTGTTCCGGAAGGCGTCCCGCTTTTGATGCCATACCGGTTCTTCGCACCTTTTATCATCGATTCTGTGAATGTCATTCCGTACTTCCTGTCGTACCCCTGCTGGTTGATGATCTCTGCCACTTCCTTGCTGGTCCGTCCCGGTACATTCTCACGCAGCCAAGTTACAACCTCTTCGGGCCAACCTCTCATTTACGATTGCCCCCCCCGCATGAACTTCAAGCATTTCCGGAATCGCCTTCTGTCTCTCGTACCCGTACTCGTCCATGTGCTTCATGGCCTTGTACTGCAGTTCTCCATTTTTGATGATCTGCTCGCTAATGTCGCATATCGCATCCGTTCTCTTTAACTCGCTTTCCAACTCGTCTCCTGTCAAATCATCGTCGCCCAGCTTTTCCAGCTGAGCAAACAAATGATTGTTCAAATCTCCTAATGTATTCTTCATCTCTTTGTTTCCTTTCTTGCTGCGCTTACGACCAATTCCATTGTCGTATTGAATGGTGTATTGCAATCCTCCATTTTGTCGAACAGTTCGACCGCCTTCTGCAGGAACTCCTCGCTATCAATCAGCTTCTCGTACTCTTCTTCACCCAGGTTATCGCTCTCGTATAATCCCTGCAGGTAATTCTTCACATCCTCAGTTCTATCGCTCTCGCTCATCGCCCTGCTGATTTCCCCCATAAGTGACTCATTGATTACCGCCGGTTCTTCTGTAATGTAGAATCTTGCATTGCCGCTGATGCTACCGCTTATCTCATACTTGGTGTCTGTGTGTTCTTCCATTAGGATATCTCCCTCAATACTTACATACTCCTTCGCTTTGGTGTCGGCTATCTGATTCAATATGTCGATCAGCTGTTTCTCATCACTGGAAATTGCTACCACAGTTACTCCAATATCATCCGTGCATTCCCAGCATCCAGCCAATACAAATAATCTAATTATCTTTTTCACGCTTTGCCTCCTTCCAGTCGCCTGCTATCTCAACGACCGTTCTTTTCAAAATCTTAAACTTATCCGGATCAATCCAGCTTGGAATTTCTCCATTTTTTACTCTTTCTTGGTACCGGTCTGAACAAACATGCCTCTCTGCTTGTCCCAGGCAAATGCTCCGTACTCTACATTCTCAACTGCAGCTTTCATAACCTCTATTGCCGCATCCAACGCTTCCAGTTCCATGGGACCAGGCGGCGTCTCTTCGATGTTCCGAATATTATGCAGGTACGTTTCCAGTACCGCCGCATTTTCTCTATATGTCATATCTCACCTACCATTCAATCGGATAGCCGGTCAGATTTTCGCACTGCTCCAGCTCTTCTGCGAACATTGATTCGTATAACTCCTGCAATTCAGACTTGCCTCTAAAATTGGTGTCCTGCAGATTTATCCAAAAACTGAAATCTTGTTCCGGGTTCAGCCTTTCCAGGTTTCCTCTTAACTCAAAGTCTGCCTCAGTCAGCGGCTCTGCTGGCAAGCTGGCTATCTTTTCCTCTCTCGCCTTGGTAAGAATATATCTGCCTTCTTCAAATACCTGCCGGATGATGTTGTTCATCGTCAGTTCCATGCTTTCTTCTCGCATTCTACCTATCACTGCATACATATCGCATTCCGCATCATCTAACAGTCTCAAATCATCTATTCCACAGCCGAACACTGCTCTTGCTAATTCTGTATTCATTCTGCATCCTCCTATCAAAAAATTTCTTTCAGCTCATAGCTCTTAACTACTTTCCCTATCTGTCCTTTGATTCTCAGCTCCTCCATCTTTCTTTCAGCAAGTTTCTCCGTGTCGAACATCATTGCTTCATTTATTTTTACCGTGTATCCGTAGTCCATCTTGAAACTGTACCTCCGGCCAACATATTTCTTTCTCCCATCTCTCATTGTGATAATGACAAACTTCTCTATGCTTGCCTGTGTTCTCATGTACTCCATTAGTTTCTCCTTCCTACAGATACGAACATCCATATCTCTTCCGGAAGGTTTCTCTGCCTCCCTTATGGATAATCTGTTTTACTTCGCCTTCCTCCCTGCCTTCATCAATAATCCTTGCAAATTCATCTGCCTTC